GCCCATTTCCTATCCATTCCGATACTCCGTTGGCAATTGCTTACGCTCGTATTCACTGATGAACGATTGGAAACAGTGGTCTTGATCCCAGAAAAACACGGCGTCAATCGCTTTCTGAATTCTGCCCCACGTTGGGTTCAGATTGCGACTGCGCCATGCGCGAGCTGAGAGCGTCTCGTCAGCGTACCCACCGAACAGGGTATTAAAAAGCTGATCGAGCGCAATCAAGAATTGATTCATCAGGCCAAAATCTCGCTTGCGCGTCCTGCCACAAGCAAACCCGCCGCTTCCATCGCCTGAAGCCCTGCAACAGTCCTTGGATCATCCAGATTGATGTCACCCGCCAGCTTGAACTTCTCAAACCAGATTTCAACGGCAATAATACTTTTCGCTGCGGTGTAGATTCCGGCTAGTTCTGCATCGGTGAAGCGATTCATGTATTCCAGTTTGGATAGAATCCGAATAGGTGCTGGTACAGGTGGGACGACATCTACAAAAGAGGTTCCATTCCATTTCTTGCCCATAACAGACTGGTCATAAGAAGCAAGTTGGATCGTGTTGATAGGGCATTCACCAGCCAATTCGCTAACTGCTACACAGATATTATTCGTATCAATTTGTGCGCAATAAGACATTATTTATACTCCACGAGTTGCCATTCGATGACAGGTGCTGTGTTTACCGTAGTTGTATACCCAGTAGAATTTCCTCCTGTCCACGTTAATGTGGTTGAGTTTGTCAACACCATTTTTGGTGATGTCGCAAATGATACTGCGCTAGAGAAACCAACAGCAATTCCGTTTACAGCATTTATAGTTAAAACTGATTTTGCCGTATCAACTGCCGTTACTGTTACTGTCCCTGTTCCATTATTGGTCGCCGTTACGCTGCCGCGCTGAATTGATTTGATAGGACTAATCAGAAAACTCTCTCTCGTACTCATTAAAACATCCTCCAAGTAGCTCCGTTATAGACCAGACCAAAACTATCGTTGTTTGTGGAACAGGTCATATCTTCACTTAGCCCCATAATGGTTGATCCGTTTCTTCCAATTGTCAGTGCATTGGTTGCCCATGTTCCAGCGCCATCTGTAAATTCAACATAGTGGCCTGTTGTGGGTGTAGATGGCAGGGTAATGGTAAAAGCGCCACCGGAGGTATCTGCCGCTATTCGATCACCATTTACCGCTGGATTGTAGGTTGTGGTCTTGGTGATCCAACCAGAACCACTACCTACGGCGGCGTACAGCGTATCAAAGTACGCCTTGAGAGTAGCTTTCAAGTTACTCCAAGTCAGGCTCTTTAACACCGCGGATGCTGCACTATCAGACAACCCTAACGTGTCAGCGTCAACAGGAGTGGTTTTACTTGTCGCTCCAGAAATAAGTGTTCCAATGCGTCCAACTGTTTCATCACCAGTGTTCGTACCAGAATTAGTACCTGTGATGTCACTTGTAAAAGCGACCGTACCGTCTGCGTCTTTGAATGTGTATGTTCTTGAACCAGAATTGGTATTGGTGAAGAAACTGGTGAACGTGTTGGCTGCGTTCTTGAAGTTGATCTTGAACAAGGTTAAACCAGCATATCCACCTGTAGCATCCTTATCACCATCGAGCTCGTTAATCGCAGCCTGAACCGTTGTAGCTGAAATAGAACCTGCCGGTGTGTTAGAGATGTCTGTGCCTGCAATACCTGTCGAAGTGATACTCACCTTACGAACACCACCAACCGAAAAATCTATCTTTCCAGCACCACTACGATACATCCCGGTTGTAGGTTCAGTCACCCAGTTTAGTGCAGGTGAACCAACCGTCCCATCACCTAGTTGGATAGATGAAGCAGAAACAGGTGCAGTTTGAGCTGCCACCACGTTCACACCGTCACAGAAAATAATGGCTTGTTGATTCTGATCCACTATATAGGTGCTCCCTGACCCTGTCGTAAAGGTCAACGAGTACCCGCCAAGTGAGTCCGCCTTGATGTAGTAGACAGAAGCAACAGCAGGGATAGTTACCGTGACATTTCCAGCAGGCGCATTGTAGAAGTACCAAAGTTTGTTGGCAGACTGTGCGCTGGTGACTGTGTACGTGGTCAACCCTGTTAGACTTACAGGTAGTTGTGTGAACACAAACGTACTAGACCGACCGTACCCAAGAGTCATCAGGTTAGCGCCATCTGTAGCCACAATGCAGCTTTCGCTTGGCGCTAGTACCTTGGTAGACGCTTCATCAATAGTGTTCGGTGCTGTGGCAGCAATTGTAAGCGCCCCTGTGCCGTTGTTCACTACCCCTGTCCAAAACCCTGTGGTCAGTGTCCCAGCAGCAGGGTATGTGAACGTAGCACTACCGCCAGTGAAGTTTAGAAATGTTCCTCTCTCAGAGACAGCTACTGTGTGTGAAGCTGCGTACCCAACAACAGGCTGATTGCTCTGTAGTAGCGCACCATTGGCGCTAAGACCAGCACCAGCGAGCGAGGCAGCGTTGGCAGCAGAAGTACCTGTGCCGTATGTAAATGAAGCCCACGCACCGTTCACTGTAGTGTTGTCTGTGACATAGACAAACACAGCGACACCTGTGTCTACCGACACGATCGTGTTTCCGCCAGCGTCCTTAACAGTGAACGTGTTCGCGCCCACGTTACGAAACAGTACATCCTCACCAGTGGAAACTTGGTTTGCAGCAGGCATCAGCAACGACAACCCTGCACCGGAGGACACCTCAAGGATACGTGACACAACTGTCCCTGTCCCTGTGTAGTTGTAAGGCCAGAACAACGTTGTGTCAGAGGAGATGGCTGCAGTTGAGTAACTGTAATCACTTGGCGGGATTGTTGCACCGCCGAAAACTTGTGTGTAGTCGGTCATCCTTCAGTCCTTTGTGCAGATTGATCTGTCAGCCTGCGAATAGATTCTTTAAGCAAGGATTGTACAGCTTGGTCGTACAATCCTTTGAACTCAGCCACGCGATCACCTAGTTTCAAGAATGGTTGTGCTTCTAACAAGGTCGCGTACAGGAGCACCTGTGGCGCGTACTGTGTTGTCCAGTTGGTTTGGTTGGTTGTACTCAAAGGCTCAGGGCGCTCGTAATAAGACAGTTCAAACTGAAAAGCCGCATTGGGCGTTGGAACTATAAATAGGTGTTCGTAATCGTAGTCTGAATAGTAACGCGGTACATCTGTTAAACTGGTGTTAGGCCAAAACGACCTACAGTATTCGTAGTATCGTTTAGTCAACGTAACACGGTTTGAACCGTCAACAATGGATAGACTTATCGTTTCCCTGTGTCTAACAGGTTTGTCTATTGTTGAAGAATTGATGGACAGTGTACCGTTAACAAACTTGATGTAACCTAGACCACGAACTTCACTGGCAATACGATTCTCAGCCAGCATGATAAGACGTGGGATTTGTGTGATGAATGGTTCGTCTGAACGTTCAGCGTAAGTCTGGATATCGGTAACCAAACTATCAAATGTCAGGGCTTCAGCGACCATACCGACCTCGTGTGTGAACTGCTACAATTATAGCAGTTTAAGTTAGATTTGTGTCCGGGCGAGGTGCTCTCAGTGTGATATTCTCTGCCCTACGAGGTGTCAACCTATAGGGGTCATACAAGTCTTTACACCTGTTGCACACCATCAAACCACGTGAATTTGGATCACTGGAAAGGTTGCTCAGTTTCATTTTGAGTCTGCAACGATCACAGACCGCAATGGGATCAGGACCGATATATAGACTCATGCTGTGTATGACCTGATGTTTGGTGAGAATATAACAGGGCTACCGTCGCTTTCACCACCTTCTGCTTCCCCTTGATATTCATCAGCATGTTGCTTGCACAGCATGATCCTGCCTGCTTCCGTTCCAGGTGCTTCTACCGCTATGCGGTGAGCTAGTTGCCAGATGATCGTTTCAAACCAGCGATCAGGTAATTCTAGTTGTTGTGTTAGCGTACCCACATCCTGGACACTGCGTTGACGCCAAACAACCAATTGATAAAAGTTGGAGTCAGCAACAGGCCACACATTTAGCGAAGGTGTCACTGTTCTGTTGTACCAGTAGTTTAGCGGTCTACCTGAAACAAACTTGTTTGGGAAACTCACATAGTCGTCACGGCTAATGGCAGTGCAAGGGATTTCTGTGTTCAATGAAGACAGGTACACTTCGTACATGGACATTGTGCCTCCACCAGTTTCACGAACACGGAAGTACAAAACCGACACAGGGACAGCAATGTCCACCCATACCCACGTATTATGCAGGTATACACTGCTTACCAACGTGCTTGCAGTAGCCCAAGTTACCCCGTCAGAGCTTGTTTCTAGTAGTAGTGTAAGGGTTTGTGCACCCTGCGGCAATAAACCCACGCTTATTACAGAGGTGTCTTGTGAAAACAGGAAGGTAAAGTCCCCGTTTGCTACCGTTTGCGTACAAGCAGTCGTGCAATCGCCGTCAGTAAGGTTAGCTGCCGTTCCACCAGCGGATGAGGCGACAGTACCCGTCTCACGATTGGAATAACGTAAGTTAACATTCCTGATATTGATTGTTCCAAGAGGCAGGTCATAGGAAGGCTTGCTTAATGACGTGCCCAAGATCACCTTGTCAGTGCACCACAAAGCCACACCACGGTTTGCCAGCTTAGACAAGATGAGAAAAAGATTGTCCTTAGCTATTTCAACTATTTCCGGTGTTTGACTGGCTGCAGGGAGACCTGCGCGTCTAACAGCGTGTTCCAAGACCTTGGCTGTGTCTATTGTAGTAGTTCCAACTGTTCCGCTAGTAGTCATTTAGACAACGCCTCAACACGGCAATATTTCTCCACCCATCCCTGTAATCCTTCAAATCGAGTCATTTCTTCCCTACAGGTTCCGTAGTTTTCAACGACTGTA